GCTCCGTGAGCGCGGCCGCAAGTTATCGCGCGTTTTTTATGAGCAAAAGAGGACCAAAACCCAAACCCGCCGCCGCCCGCCTGCTGGCCGGCAACCCCGGAAAACGCAAGGTGCGGCCTGATCTGCCCGCGCCACCTGGCACACCGCCCATGCCTGCACGGCTGCTGGTTGAGCCGGTCGCCGTCGCCAAGTGGAACGAGCTGGTGCCCATCCTTGTGCAACTCGGCACACTGACTACGGCAGACGGCGAGGCGTTGGCGACGCTGTGCGAGGTGTTCGCCGCGACGCAGGCGTGCCTGCTCGAGCTGCGGGCCAGCGGACCAGTGATGCGAACCGACCTTGGCGGCGTGAAACCAAACCCAGCCGGCCCGTTGTATCGCGGATTAGTGAGCCTGCAGGCTTCGCTAATGGGCGAGTTTGGACTGACCCCCAGCAGCAGGGTGAGACTTGGCGGCAAAGAAGAAAAGCCGACAGACGAAGTCGAAGACTTCTTCCGCGTCCACGGCGCGTAAGCTGACGCCCGAAGGCCAGGCCAAGTACGAGCGCGTCGCTCACTTCTTTGAGAAGGTGCTGCGACACAGCAAAGGCCAGAACGCCGGCAAGCCGTTCACGTTGCTGCCGTGGCAGCACCACGTGCTGCGTGAGTTGTTCGGCCGGCTTAATCCAGATGGCACGCGGCAGCACCGCGTGGGGTACATCGAACTGCCAAAGAAGATGGGGAAGAGCACGACGCTTGCAGGGTTGGCGCTTTATCTGACCGGGTTCGACGGGGAAGCAGGTGCCGAGTGCTATGGAGCGGCTTCCGACCGTGAGCAGGCAGGCATCATCTACAGAGAAGCTGCCAGCATGGTGCGAGCCTCGCCTGCGCTGTCTCGGTACTTTGAGGTAATCGACAGCCGCAAGACCATCATTCACAAGGCCAGCAACTCGTTCTATCGTGTGCTCTCGGCGGATGCCTTCCGGGCCGAGGGACTGAACATTCACGCCCTCCTCTTCGACGAGCTGCACGCCCAGCGCGACCGGCGGCTGTGGGATGCCTTGCGTTACGGCGGCGCGGCCCGGCGGCAGCCGCTGATTCTGTCCATCACCACGGCGGGCTTCGACCGCAAAAGCATCTGCTGGGAACAGCACCAGTACGCCGAGCGGTGCATCGCAGATCCCGGCGTCGATCCGGCGTTCTTCGGCTGCATCTACGCAGCCCCAGCCGACTGCGGAGCCGACGGCTCGTGGAAGGACGAAAAGGTATGGCGGCAAGCCAACCCGAGTCTAGGCGAGACGATCACGCTGGAGTCATTCGCAGCCGACGCCCGCGAGGCCGACCAATCGCCCAGCAAGCTCAACGCATTTTTGCGATACCGGCTAAACGTGTGGACAACACAGGACACTAGGTGGCTATCGCCAGACGCCTGGGCCAAGTGCGGCAAGCCGCTCGACGACGACCTGGCAAAGCGCGAGTGGTTCGCTGGGCTCGACTTGGCCAGCACCACCGACCTCTCCGCCTTTGTGATGGTCAGCCAGGCGAGCGATGGCACCTTTGACGTGCTGCCGTTTTTTTGGGTGCCGGAAAAGAACGCAGCCGAGCGGACGCTGCGCGACAAGGTCGATTACGTCGGCTGGATTCGTGACGGGCACATACGGGCAACGGACGGCACCGTGACTGACTACGACGTGATCCGGCGCGACATCAACGAACTGGCAGAGAAATACAACATCCGCCAGATCGGCATTGACCGCTGGAACGCCACGCAACTGGCCACACAACTGCAAGGAGATGGCCGAAACGTCCTAGGGTACGGGCAGGGCTACGCCAGCATGACGAGCCCTTGCCGCCAGCTCGAGGCGCTCGTGCTGTCGGAGCGCATAAGGCATGGCAATCACCCGGTGCTGAGCTGGATGGCTGCCAACTGTGCATTGCAAACCGACCACCAAGGCAACTGCAAAGTAAGCAAAGCCAAATCCACTGAACGCATCGACGGCATGGTGGCGCTGGTCATGGCCCTTGGCATACACGCCACGGCCACGGCCCCAACACCAGAGCAGTCTTGGGACATCATCAGCATATGAGCGAAAACGCCGTTGCCGACTTCCGCATGTTTGACCTGCGCGGGATCGACTGGACCGAGGTGAACAGCAACCGGACGCCTTCTGGCATCCGGGTCAACGCCGACAACAGCATGGCGTGCTCGGCCTACACGGCGTGCATCCGCGTGATCTCGGATGCCGTCTCATCGCTGCCGCTGCACGTCTACGAGCGGCTGGCCAACGGTGGCAAGGCAAGGGCCCCGACGCACCCCGTCTACCGCCTTCTGCACACGCAGCCCAACCCGTGGCAGACGGCGCAGGAGTTCCGCGACTGGATGACGGGCATGTACCTGCACTACGGTGCGAGCTACGCCGAGATCCGCCCAGGTGCTCGAGGTGCTGTGTCAGAACTGTGGCCGCTGCACAGCTCACGCATGGACGTGGAGCGGCTGGAGAACGGACGCCTGCGGTACGTCTACCGTGAGCCAAACGGCAAGGCGACGGTCTACGATCAGTCGCAGATATTCGCCCTGCGGTTCACGACCGAAGACGGCGTGAAGGCAATCCCGACGTACAAGATTTTCCAGAACGCCATCGGCTTGGCCCAGGCGTTAGAGGCCCACGGCAGCACGTACTTCGGCAACGGTGCCCGGCCCGGCATCGTGCTGGAGAGCGACAACCCGGTGCCCGTCGAGGCGGCCGAGCGGCTGCGGGAATCGTGGGAGCGCATGCACAGGGGGCCAGATCGGGCACACCGCACGGCGGTCTTGCCTGCCGGCGTTAAGGCTCACGAGTTGTCTGCCAGCAACGAGGCGGCGCAGTTCCTCGAGACGCGGCAGTACCAGGTGATTGAAATCTGCCGGGCGTTCCGCGTGCCGCCCCACATGATTCAAGACTTGACCCGCAGCACGTACAGCAACATCGAAGTGCAGGGCACGGAGTTCGTGCAGCACTGCCTGTTGCCGCATCTCAAGCGGTGGGAGTCGGCTATTGCCCGCGATCTGATCGTGGACGATGAAACGTACTTTGCCGAGCACAGCGTCTCGGGCCTGCTGCGTGGCGATCACGCGAGCCGGTCGGCCTACTACGTGTCGGCCCTGCAAAACGGCTGGATGACGGTGAACGAGATTCGGGAACTGGAAAACCTCAACCCAATCGGCCCGGAAGGCGACAAGCATTTCATCCAGCTCAACATGACGACGCTAGACCAGGCCGTCGAGCCGCCGGCACCAGAGCCTGCGCCAGCGCCGCCCGTGGTCGAGGATCAAGCCGATGGCGTATGAGGACATTGACTTTACGCCGCCGAATGGCGTGCAAGAGGAGGCCGCACGCGGGCTAGAGTGGCGAAGAGAATACGGCCGAGGCGGCACGGAAGTCGGCGTGGCCCGCGCACGCGACCTGAGCAACGGCACCGACATATCGCCCGATACTGCTCGCAGGATGAAGGCTTATTTCGACAGACACGAAATTGACAAGCAAGGCGAAGGCTGGAGCCCCAGCCAGGACGGGTATCCGAGTGCTGGCAGGATCGCGTGGGCACTGTGGGGCGGCGACCCTGGCCGCTCGTGGGCTGAGAAGCTGGTGCGACAAATGAACGCAGAAGATGATAACAGGAGCATGGCAATGGACATCGAACGCCGCGACTTTGCGTTTGAAGACGACAACGAGCTGGTGGTCGAGCAGCGGGCCGATGGTCGCGCTGCCATCGTGGGCTACGCTGCCGTCTATCAGCGCCTCAGTTTGGACTTGGGTGGGTTTCGAGAGGAAATCCTACCGGGTGCCTTTGACAAGATCCTGAGCCGCCAGCGTGGCAAGAGCGACGTGGTCGCCCTGTTCAACCACGACAGCAACATCGTGCTGGGCCGCACCTCAAGCGGCACGCTGGAACTCTCGTCTGACGAGAAGGGCCTGCGTTACGTCGTGACGCCACCCGTGAGCCGGGCCGACGTGCTCGAACTCATCCAGCGGCGCGACGTGCGTGGCTCTTCTTTCGCGTTCACCGTGGACCCGAAGAACGAATCATTCCGCACGGGCGAGGATGGCAAGGCCGTGCGTCAGATCCGTGAGGTTTCTGGGCTCTACGACGTGGGCCCTGTGCTGGTGCCTGCGTATCCGAGCACCTCGGCCAGCGTTGCCATGCGGTCCTACGAAGCCTGGCTGGCCTCGCAATCCCAACCAACTCCCGAGCCGGCGGGCCAGGCGGTCTGCTCGCGTTCGCACCTGCGGGGCGTCGCCGCCGCCTGGTCCGCTCTCCTGCGGCTGAAGAATGTCTGAACCACGCTGCACCTGCGGTGAGAAATTGCGGACGCGGTCCAGCCGCCCATGCGGCGAAGAGCGGCAGCGTTATCTACGCTGCCCACGGTGCGGCGCTCGCGCGGTGGCGTTTGTAAAAACAACACTTTCCGCACTGCGGTACTGCAAGGGTTCCACGTCGCACCGCTAGCGTGAACTCCATCGGCAATACCGCCGGCGGAGATATCACACAGTGGACACCCTCAAGAAACTGCAGGACGAGGCCGTGACCCTCGCCAACCGTATCGACGCCGTGCGCGCGATCGAATCGACCGACGCCGACAAGATCGCAGAGCGCGATCTGGAACTCGAGACGCTCAACGCCGACGCGGGCAAGCTCGCCAAGAAGATCGACTTCGAGAAGACCGTGGCTGAGTCGGCCAAGAATTTGCGGGCGGTGGTTGACCGCTGTGCGCCGGCTCCCGAAGTGACCGAGGAGCGTGCGGCCGAGAAGGTTCGCATCGAAGCTGTCCCTTTCTCGGGTCGGCTCCGTGCGTTCGAGAACGCCAAGGACGCCTACAGCGTCGGCATGTGGTTCAAGGCCAGGGGCGGCGACGCCGAGGCCCGCCGCTGGTGTGCCGATCACGGCGTCGAGGCTCGTGCTCAGGGTTCGACCGGCGCTACGACCGGCTCGGCCTTCGTGCCCGACGTTCTCTCTTCGACTGTGATTCGCTTGGTGGACGAGTATTCGGCATTCGCCCAGAACGCCACCAACGTGCAGATGCCGTCTGACGTGGTGCTGTTCCCGCGTCGGACTGCTGGTGCCACGGCCTACTGGGTGGACGAAAACACCGCCATCACGGCGAGCGACCCGACCTCCAACCAGGTCACGCTCACCGCGAAGAAGGTGACCGGCGCTGTGACGATTGCCAGCGAGCTGCTGCAGGACTCCATCGTGTCGATTGCTGACTGGATCGCCGCCGAGCTGGGCCTGACGCTCAGCAACGCCATTGAGACGGCGGCCTGGAGCGGCAACCCGGCAAGTGCCCCTGGTGTGGCTGGCCTCGTCACGACCCACACGGGCGGGCTCCTGGCGGCTTCGGCTGCCACCTACGCGGCGTCCCTCGTGACGGCCGCTGGTGACACGCCCGACGAGGTGACCAAGGCGAACCTTTTGGCGATGATGGGCACGCTGCCGCAGCACAGTGTTGCCGGTGCGAAGTGGTTTGTTTCGCCGTACTTCTTCGCCACCTGCATGCAGGCTCTCGACCTCGCCCAGGGCGGGTCGGTCGGCCTCAACCAGGGCATGGGCCTGACCTTCCTTGGAAAGCCGGTGGTGTTCACCGACCGCCTGCCGAGCGGGTCCGACAGCACGGGCGTGATCATGGCTCTCTACGGAGACATGATGAACTCGAGCTACTACGGCATTCGCCGGCAGATCGAAATCGCGTCCAGCGATCAGGTCAACTTCCTCAGCGATCAGACCGTGATCCGGGCCACGGCCCGCGTGGCGATCAACCACGCCAACCTCGGCAGCTCGTCTGTTGCTGGTTCGATCATCGGCCTCGTGGGTGCGTGAGCCTGACGGCTTGACGACTCTGCAACGCTATGCGGGCGGCTCCAACCGGGGCCGCCCGCTCGCGTTTCAGGAGGACGCATGATCGTCAAGGTTGGGCAGACCGAGGCAGACATCAGGGTAGAGGCCATCCTGTCGATGCCACGGCTCTCGTTTACGGCCAACCACTTCGCCTGGGCTCAAGCCCTCATGCCGCTCGGGATTCGCCCCACCATGGGTACCGGGGCGTTTTGGAGCCAAGTGAATACCCGGATCATGGAGCAGTTTTTGGATAAGGCCGAATACCTGCTCACGATTGACTACGACACGTTTTTCACGCGCGAAGACATTGAGCACCTTTTTGCCATGGCGCTCACGTTTCAATGTGATGCCATTACCGGGCTGCAGACCAAACGGGAAGACGGCCGCCCGATGCTCACGCTGAAGGGCACGCTGGACAACCCGCCCGAGAACGGCACCACGAGCGTCCCGACGGCCTGGTTCTCTGAGCCTGTGCAAGAGGTGGACACGGCCCATTTCGGGCTCACCGTTATCAGCACGGCCGCCCTGAAGCGGTGCAAGCGCCCGTGGTTCTGGAGCAAGCCGGGCCCGGATGGATCGTGGAACGAAGGCCGCGTCGATGACGATATTTGGTTTTGGCGCAACTGGCGAGACAGCGGCAATCGTGTCTACGTAACGCCGAGGGTCGTGCTGGGGCATGGCGAATACGTCGTGACGTGGCCCGGCAGGGATCTGGGCAAGCCTGTTTTCCAGTGGACGACTGAGTTCACGAACACCAACAAACGCCCTGAAACTGCATGGAGCGTGCCGCAATGAAGAAGATAAAGTTCACCCGCGCGTGGCGGTCCTACCGCAAAGGTCAGACGGCAGAGATCAGCGGCGGCCTCGCTACGCAGCTGATCGCTCAGCGCGTGGCCGTCGAGGACAACCAGAGCACACTGATTGAGACAGCGGCCCTCGAGCACCAGGCCGAGACAGCCGACGCCACGCCCCGTAAACGAGGACGCCGTGCAGTACAGAAGCCTGACACGAACAACCGCGCCGGCCGTTGAGCCTGT